TTCAACGTTGACAGAGCGATGATGCTTATTACCCACTATCTCAAAAACAAAGAGGAAGAATGTGAGAAACAAGCCAAAGAAAAGGGACATGAGTTCAGAAAGAGGGAAATCCATACAGCCATTGAATCTGCTAAACCTATCCCGGTCGGGCGGTTTATTCCGAAAGAGTTTTCAATGGCTTATATGGAATAACTTTGTTAACCTGCCTGTCCGGTCTGTGAAGATGGGGCGGGCGAAAATGGGGGTGCGCAGTGGAGTGCTTTTGACTTTCGAGAGGTGCACATGGTAGAAAGTACGGTACGTGAGATATAAGGAGTAATTAACCTTAGAAGTAGCGCAAAAGGATAAGTCCTTAATTGGGTGTTCGAATCGCCCCATCTCCACATAAATGTGAGCCACACATAAATGGCAAGGGTTAGTAAAGAATGGTTGTGCCCCGGAGAATACGCTTCGGGGCTTTTAATTGGAAAACTATGAATGAAATATTAACTGGTAAGATTTGTCCCTATTGTGGCAAGCCTACCGAATACGTGGATAGTTCTGTAATCTACGGATACTCCTACGGCATGATTTACCTCTGCCGTGATTGCAGGGCTTATGTAGGCGTTCATAAGGGTACAGACCTGGCATTAGGGCGTTTGGCAAATGCGGAATTGAGGGAAGCCAAGAAAGAAGCCCATTTCTATTTCGACCAGATAGCCAAAACCAATCTTATCAATAAGATTTGGAAGAAACATATCCCGAATACATCAAACAGAAACAAGGCTTATCTGTGGCTTTCTAACCAACTGAATATACCACGTGAAGTTTGCCACATAGGGATGTTTGATGTGGAGGATTGTAAAAGAGTTGTTGAATTGTGTAAACCAATAGTAGAATGCCGTACTATATAAAACGAAAGGCTAAGAAGAAAGACAAGCCTTTACCTCTGTTTGATAAAGCGGGGGTAACAATAAAGAAGAAGCCGGATTTAAAAGCTAAACTCGACAAGGAGTTTTCCCTTTTCATCCGGCTTCGTGATTGTATGCCTAACGGTTGTTTTCGCTGTATCTCTTGTGGGCAGATAAAGCCGTTTGCGCAAGCCGATTGCGGTCACTATTTCAGCCGCACGCATCTGGCTACCCGCTTTGACGAAGATAACTGCCATGCGGAATGCCGACACTGCAACAGATTCAAAGCCGACCATTTGGAAGGCTATCGGGTAAATCTAATTGCTAAAATCGGACAACGGAAGTTTGATTTATTAAAATGGAAAATAAAAGATTCGAAGGATAATCCTCAAAATTATAAGAAATCAGATTTTGATTATGAACAGCTAATCAAGTATTACAAGGCACTTAGTAAGAAGTTACGAAAGGAGAAAGGATTATGAGAACAATTAAATTCAGAGGGAAAAGTACCAACAATGGCAAATGGGTATATGCCGAACTGCACGGGCTTGGCATGGATTTGTTTAATGAGTGCGTAAACGAAGATACTATCGGGCAGTTCACGGGATTACGAGATAAGAACGGACAAGAGATTTATGAGGGGGATATTGTACAACTTGACTATATTACAACGCTTGGAAAACATCGCATAGGACTTTCATTTGAGGTCAAATGGTGTACCCAAGAGGGATGCTGGGTTGGATGGGATGGCTTTGTAGAAAATACTCTTCAACAGACACACAAAATGTTTGTAGTTAAAGGTAATATCTACGATAACCCCGAACTACTGAAAGGAGATATAAAATGACATACAAGCTACGTGATTACCAACAAAAAGCCTCTGATGCAGCCGTTTCCTTCTTCAATAACAAGGCAAAGAAAACAAACGCTATCATGGTTTTGCCTACGGGTAGCGGAAAGTCGCTTATCATAGCGGATATAGCCGCAAGGCTTGACGGGCATACTTTAGTGTTCCAGCCCTCAAAGGAAATACTCGAGCAAAACTTCAAGAAGCTCTGCTCATACGGCATTCTTGATTGCAGCATCTATTCGGCTTCCTTTAATTCAAAGGAGATAAGCCGAATAACATTCGCCACCATCGGCAGTGTGAAGAATCACCCCGAACTCTTTACCCACTTCAAAAACATCATCGTTGATGAATGCCATTTGGTAAACCCCAAAGAGGGAATGTATAAGGATTTCTTTGAAGCTGTAAAGTGCAAAGTCTTAGGACTGACAGCGACACCATACCGTCTAAGCTCCAGCCGTGACTTCGGCTCTATGTTGAAGTTTATTACACGGACGAAGCCTCATGTATTTTCAGAGGTCATTTATCATGTACAGGTATCTACTCTTTTGGATATGGGTTATTTGGCGAAGCTAAACTATTATCCGATGGATAAAGAACTTAAAAAATATAATGGCAACGAGTTTAAGAAGTGTAACCTAAAAAGGAATAGTACTGGTGCCGACTACACAGATAGGTCAGTTCAAAAGGAATATGAACGGATAGACTTCTACGGCTATCTCGTCCATATCGTCCAAAGGCTGATGAACCCCAAAGCCGGAGGAAAACGGAAAGGCATTTTGGTATTTACCCGCTTCTTGAAAGAAGCGGAACGGCTTACATGGTCTATACCCGGAACCGCAATTGTTTCGGGTGATACTCCTAAGAAAGAACGCGAACATATTCTTGAAGCGTTCAAAGCTGGTGAAATATCTGTTGTTGCCAATGTAGGTGTACTTACCACAGGCTTTGACTATCCGGAACTCGATACGGTCGTTATGGCACGTCCTACAATGTCACTTGCCATGTGGTATCAGATAGTCGGTCGTGCCATCCGCCCGCATCCTTCTAAAGAATGTGGATGGATTGTGGATTTATGCGGTAACATCAAACGTTTCGGAGAGGTGTCGGATTTACGATTGTTTGATAGCGGTAATGGTAAGTGGGCTGTATTTTCTAACGGAAGGCAATTAACTAACGTGAGATTCTAAGACTATGGACGAAGGATTTTTGAGGCTAAGCCGCAGGTTTTTCTCGAATGAAATGTGGAATGAAGCCCGTACTTTTAGCAGTTGCGAAGCGTGGTTAGACTTAATTCAGTCTGCACGATTTGAGGCAACGCCCCGAAAGGAGAGTATCGGAGGTCGAGAAATCTCTTATTCAAGAGGTCAATATCCTGCATCCATAAGATTTCTGTCACAGCGTTGGAAATGGTCTGAAAAGAAAGTGCGTTCCTTTCTTGTGCATCTTAGAAAGAAAGGTATGATAACTGTTGAGTGCAATCAAGGAATGAACCTTATAACCTTATGTAAATATGAAGAATATAATCCAATGGGCACAACCAAGGACACAAGTAAGGGCACAGGTATTGAAAAGGAAATCAATGAATTAAGACAGGAATGGGCACAACTAAGGGCACAACTTGGGGCACAGTCCATGAACAACAATCTACCGCAATCCGAACTTTTACAAAAATCAGGGCACACAGAGGGCACAAATACAAAGAAAGAAGAAAGAGAGTATATAGATATATCTCTACATCAAAAGAAAGAAAATACTCCTGACGGAGTATCAAAGAAAGACAAGCTTTCTTCGCCCTCCCCCTCTGAAAAGATTGATTACAGCGGATTGATGGAATACTATAATACCACATTCAAAGACAGACTCCAGCAGATAAGATCAATGACTGATGTGAGAAAAAAGGCTGTAAAAGCCCGGATAGCCCAATATGGGAAAGAGTCAGTGAGGAGTGTTTTCAATCTCATTCTTCAATCCCCGTTCCTACTTGGAGCTAATGACCGCAATTGGAAATGCAACTTTGATTGGATTTTCAAACAAGCAAACTTTACTAAAATATTGGAAGGAAACTATAATGGGACAAGACTTAGTAAAAATCAACAGGATAGCGAGCTGCGAAAACGTGATTCAGTTCTTGCAGTCGCTACAACCGTTAGAGAAGCTGCCGCAAAAAAGAGAAAGGAACTTGAAGCAGAGGGCGTTATTGAATAAATATCCCGATCCTGCACAATTCATTCTTGATTACAACCCTGATTTGCAGTTCAAACTTGTCAGATGTAATGCAACCCATTCAGAACTGGCGTTGAATGACAGCATTCCGAGTTTAGGGCTATTGTCTTCTACTTATGGGGATGAAACACCGATAGAATGGCTAAAGATACAATTTGGCTCATTGAATGACTTTGCAGAAGTTTCAACCAAGATAGCGAAAGAGCAACTTTCTGAACTATCGGAGATATTCCTTTCGGAGTATTATTATATAAATGCCGCTGAAATCTGTTTTTTCATAGCACGGTTTAAGTCAGGGAAGTATGGGCGGTTCTACGGTTCAATAGATCCATTGAAAATAACAAGTGCGATGCTGGACTACGTTTCTGAACGTCGGAAAGATATTGAACGGAAAGAGCGTGAACGATACAGAAACCAACGTGAAAAAGAGATAGAGGAGCGTGGAAATAACAGAATCTCTTATGCTGAGTACATTGAAATCAAGCACCGTGCTGATGCAGGAGATGAGGAAGCTAGAAAAATGCTGATGTCACCATGAGAATAACCGTTTACTGGGTAACAAGAAATCCGGATGTTATCGTAAGAATCCGGAAAAAGTTCAATATCCCAAGTTATACTTCCGTGAACTACGAAACAGAATGTGAAATCAAGGATGAAGACTTTTCACTGTTAGAAGAAACAGAACGAAGGGGATTTATTCAAATTAGAAATAAGAATACACGATTATGAAATCATTAAAAGAAATACTAAGGAGTTTAGAAGGTCTGTCCGATATCGAATTGTTCGTGATAGACCTTTTTTGTGGTGCCGGCGGTTTGTCCGAAGGTGTGGAAGAAGCACGATTGGATGGAAATAGATGTGCAAAGGTTGTTTGTTGTGTGAACCATGACAAGAATGCCATCCTTTCACATGATGCCAATATCCCTGATGCACTTCACTTTATTGAGGATATCCGTACACTGGAACTTTCCCCGATAAGCACTATTGTAGAACGTATCCGTCAGCTATACCCTGATGCCATGATAATGCTTCATGCCTCTTTGGAGTGTACCAACTTCTCGAAAGCCAAAGGCGGTCAGCCACGTGATGCTGATAGCCGGACACTGGCTGAACATCTCTTCCGCTACATTGATGTGATAGATCCTGATTATATTCAGATTGAGAATGTGGAGGAGTTTATGAGCTGGGGAGATATGGACGAAAAAGGGAAGCCTATCAGCATGGACAAAGGCAGGCTTTATCAGAAGTGGGTGCGCAATGTCAAGAAGTACGGTTACAACTTTGAGCACCGCATCCTGAACGCTGCCGACTTCGGTGCCTACACCACAAGGAAACGCTTCTTCGGCATCTTTGCTAAAAAGAGCTTGCCGATAGTATTCCCTGAACCGACCCACTGTAAAGGTGGCAGGCAGGACATGTTTTCTAAGCTGGAAAAATGGAAACCCGTCAAGGAAGTTCTTGATTTTTCTGACGAAGGAACTACCATCTTTAGGGAAAAGCCTCTTGCAGAGAAAACGCTTGAACGCATCTATGCCGGACTTATCAAATTTGTAGCCGGAGGAAAGGATGCTTTCCTTTCCCGTTACAATACGGTTCGCCCTCAAGACACATGTAAATCAGTTGATGAACCATGCGGAGTGTTGACTACTGAAAACCGCTTTGCAAAGGTACAGGTAAGTTTCCTCTCCAAACAGTTCAGCGGACATCCCGAAAGCAAGAATGTGTCTGTAGAAGAACCGGCAGGTGCAATCACCTGCAAAGACCACCATGTTTTTGTCTCTGCTTATTATGGAAATGGACATAATCATTCGGTAGACCTTCCAGCTCCAACGGTCACAACGAAGGACAGGATGGCTTTAATTGAAAGCCGATTTATGTGTTCTTATAACTTTAAGGATACAGGAAAGGATATTAACCAGCCTTGTCCTACACTTCTGACGAAAGACAGACTTTCTCTTGTATCTCCGTTTTTTATGAACCAATATTCTGGAGGTGGTCAGGTGTCTGATATAAACTCACCATGCCCCGCTGTTACCACAACACCGAAACAAAACTTGGTAACATGCCAGCCGTGGATAATGAATACTGCATTCTCAAATGTAGGTAGCAGTATAGAGGAACCCTCCCAGACCATTACCGCAAACAGGAAATGGCACTATCTGATGAATCCACAGTTCAACAGTGCTGGTGGCTCTGTTGATAGCCCCTGCTTCACATTAATAGCCCGCATGGATAAGATGCCGCCCTATCTAGTAGCAACAGAAAGCGGTCAGGTAGCGATTGAAATCTACGACAATGATAGTCCTATGACCGTGAAGATAAAGGAGTTCATGGCACTGTATGGCATAGTGGATATTAAAATGCGGATGCTTCGCATTCCGGAACTCAAAAAGATTATGGGATTCCCTGAAGATTATGTTTTAATAGGCACACAAGCTGACCAAAAGAAGTTTATCGGGAATGCAGTGGAGGTTACACAAGCGAGAAAAAATACTGAAGCACTTTGCAAAGTATTGAGAAAGTTGAGATTGAAGAAATCAAAAGAAATAGCTTAATGGAAAATGGAAAACTTATATTAGATGCCTGCTGTGGCAGTAGAATGTTTTGGTTTGACAAACATAATCCTCTTGCCTTATTCGTTGATAAGAGATCGGAGATAGTAACAGCCAAGGATAGAGATAAAATCAGGACCATAGAGATAAAACCGGATATAATAGCCGATTTCACCCACTTGCCGTTTGAGGACAATTCTTTCTACATGGTGGTATTCGACCCACCGCACCTGAAAACACTTGGTACAACCTCATGGATGGCTAAGAAGTACGGGAAACTGCCGAAAGACTGGCAGTTACTCATACACGATGGATTTACTGAGTGTATGCGCGTCTTGAAGCCTAACGGCACGCTTATATTCAAATGGAACGAGAGTGAGATAAAAGCTGCGGAAGTTTTGTCTGTTATCCCGTTCAAACCTCTTTTCGGACATACTACTGGAAGACAGAGCAAGACAATATGGATGTGCTTTATGAAATTGCCAATTAACGAATAACCGAATAGAAATGAACACAACATTTGAAAAATCGTCTAATTCTACCGATGAATGGTACACACCGAAAGAAATTATAGATGCATTAGGGAAGTTTGATTTAGATCCATGTGCTCCGGTTAACCCACTTTGGGAAACAGCCACACAAATGTATAACAAGAATGATGACGGACTATCGCAAGAATGGAAAGGTCGTGTATGGCTCAATCCGCCTTACTCTCGTCCTCTTATTGAACGGTTCGTTAATCGGTTGGCAGAGCATGGTAACGGAATTGCATTACTCTTTAATCGTTGTGACTCAAAGATGTTTCAAGATGTAATATTTGAGAAGGCAATAGCGATAAAGTTTTTGCGTAATAGGATTCGTTTTTTTCGCCCGGATGGTACGCGCGGAGATTCACCCGGTTGTGGTTCCATCTTAATCGCTTTTGGTGAAGAGAATGCAGAGATACTAAGGACTTGTTATATAGCAGGTAAGTATGTACGAATCAATTAACGTAAAACAGAGAAGAAAGAGGATAATCGAGATAGTAGCGAACTTACTTTCTTTTTGGATACCAAAGATTTGTCCTACCACTATCATAGAGAGTGGTCAACAGAAAAATGGCATGGAGAACGTCTTGGGTTAAATGCAATAAAGTTTTTGATTGAAAAGGGCTATGATGTGCCAATTTATTAATTCAAATAGGAACAGATTATGAATGAAGTTAGAAAGCTATATAACGATGATGGATGCGTTCTTAAAGAGGCATCTAGCAATGACTATGAATCATGGAGTTCAGCAAGAACACTTGGTCCTATGGAAAGAAGGAAAGAATACAGAAACCTATGTTATAATTTTGAATATGAGCGGGGAACTAATATCCCTCACTGTGCAAAGAAAGGTGTATGTGATGAGGATTGCGAATACATGAGAAACTTTAAAGAATAGGATATGAAACAAACATTAGAAGAAGCAGCCAAAAGTATGGCTTACGATAAGATGCCTGATTGGGGAGGATTGCCAATGGTAGCAAAAAATATTTTATTAAAGGCGCCGAATGGCAGTCAAAGCAATCACCTTGGATAAGTGTTAAGGAACGGTTGCCAGAACAAAACAAGCTTGTCCTTTGCAGAATGGTATCAAATGGAGCGATTGTTAGTGGTTATATCGTTGTTTCACCCGGGAGATCGCCATACGTTGCGACAGACGGAGGATTTGAATTTGAGGATTGGAACGACTACGAGTGTGACATGTGGATGCCCATTCCGTCTTTTGATGAAATACTCGAAGCCAATAAGGATGTACTTGAACGGATTAAAGAGAAAGGAGATTAATATGGGATATAGATGTCCGGGATGCGGAAAAGACTTTGGGATTGACAAGGAAGCATTGTATCATCATCTCGATTTTGAAAGCGGTGAGTGCTCTACATACGCCTATGCTGCTCTTGCAGGTGTAAAAAGGATATTAGGAGAGAAGTCGTATGCTGACAGGAAGTTACAAGATAGAAAAAGAATATCAAAATCTTATTCGCAAATAAGCCCCAACCATAATTGGATAAAACAAAATATCATCAGTGATGAAAATGGATATGATATTGTAGTTTGTTCACGATGCGGCATTAAAGCAAAACGAAGAATGAGTAGTTTTACTTTTGATATGAGACAATCCATGAAGAAAATTGAAAATTGCATTGACGAATAAATTTTATACATGGAAAGATACAAAATGATTAGGAAATGAAACAGGCATTATCAATCGAGCAGATGAAGCACTTGCAGGAGTTTGGGCTGGATACAAGCGATGCAAGTATGACATGGATGTTGTATCCTTATGAAGAAGACAAACAACCCAAATTAAGTTTACGTGAATGGAATACTTTCAAGGAACCATTTAGGATACAACATTGTATCCCTGCATTTACTTTGCTTGACGTTTTAGAATTGTTACCGAAAGAAATAAAAACAGGTACAGATAATTATTGGCTTACAATGTCCCATGATAGCGAAAAATGGTATATATGCTACTCGGAGTTTGACTACTATAAAGAATTTAGGTCTCATTCATTAATTGATGCGGCATACGATATGTTGTGTTGGTGCATTGAAGAAGAGTATGTTAAAGTTGGAGAGGATGAATAACTATGGATGATTTGACAAAAATATTATTTTCAGTAGTTCTTATAATGCTATATAACTGTGCTTGTGGCTATGGATACGAAATATCTAAAGCTGATAATGGAACTCATATAACTAGTTCTGTTTATGAAGGACCTAATGATGATGGTAAATGGGATATTTACGAAGAAGCACTTGAAGCAGGATTACAGGAAGCATTAAAACTTATATGATTATGGAAACAGCAGAAGTAATATTTAAATTTATCATTGTCTCATTAAATGCTTATGCTTTGATGTTTACCTTAATCTTGGTAAGTAAGTGGCACAGACGCATGGAAGACAAGCTGGATAAGATAGAAGGATATGTCCGACATGTATCAGATCGTAACGATATTGTTTACATTAACCAGCTTTCGGAATTGCAAAGACTGTTGATAAAAGAAGAACGGTATGAGGAAGCCGATAATATTGGAAAAATAAATAAGGATGAAGAAATTAAATTAGGACTAAGGGAATGAAGAATATTAATTTGAACGAACTACGAGATCGTGCTTATAAGACAGCTTGCGAGCACGGTTTCCACGATAAGGAACTGAGTAATGAACACTGCTTTTGCCTTATCATCAGCGAGCTTATGGAAGCAGTGGAAGCGGACCGAAAAGGGAAACATGCCGACAGAGAATCTTTTAAATCTTCTTATGAGGATGAAGAACCGCACGATGATGTCAATTTCAAGTATTGTTTTGAAAAATATATCAAAGGAACGGTGGAGGAAGAATTAGCTGATGTTGTGATACGCTGTCTTGACCTTGCTGGGCTGCGCGGCTGGGATTTGCAAGATACGTTGGATAATGTGGATGAACTCAATGACGTTTCAGACTTTTTCCAAGAACACACATTTGTAGAGATAGTTTTTGATATTTGCACCGGAACAATTATATCCGAATCTACAAGGTCGGTTAAAGGAGTGATTCTTGATGTATGGCAATACTGTCTTTGGAAAGGAATAGATATTGAGTGGTTCATTGAACAGAAGATGAGATACAATGAATTAAGACCTATGTTGAACGGGAAAAAGTATTGAATATGAAAACAATATTATTTACAATTATATGTATTATCGCCCTATTATGGGTTGGAGATCTCACAATTACATTTAAGCCGTTTTCTATATCACTTCCCGGTTGGTATAAGCCTGTAGGTATCCTTCTATTTTTTCTGTCAATGGCGGTATATATCACAGGGGATTATACCAAAGGGTATAAACAAGGTTTCGATGATGGAGTAAAGGAATGTATTGAAATACTTAAAAAGAAAAATCCATGAGCAAACTATATAAAGTAATCATTTTCGGGGAATCATTCTTAATCGGGTGGTTCCCTTTTTCTTCACACTGGTACAACAAGCTAAAGATAATCAAATGATAGTACGTCATTTTATAAGAGTTCCGGTTGGAAGTACTGTCTATTGCGACAATCAGCCGGTTAAAATACTGGAGAAAGGATATGCCCTTGCTCTATGTGATGTCAATGGGAAACGGGTATATATCACCTGCTATGATTTGGAAAAGAAACCATTCGTCAGCACGAATGGGGGGGAGAATGAAAAAGAGCCAACCCACGCACGACCATGAATCAGCTCTTCCTTACACGATTATGATGCAAATATACTATTTACTTTTAAAATAATCGTGTTATGAAACTAGATTTTAACAAAATAATTCGTCTTAAAAAGATTCGTATCGAGAAATCAGAACTTTCAGAGGAAGAAAATACCTTGACTTCCCCGATTTTGAAAGACAAAAGCCTTATCCATGAAATCTACAAAATTTTCGTTGAGTTGCTGAATGAGAGGGGATGTCCGCCGAATATTGACAGTGTGACCCAGCGAAAGAAGTTCATTTTCATTATTCTGTACCTGTTTTCTCCAAGCTCGCTTGCCGGTGGGAAAATGACAGCAGGGTTACGTGAAGAGATGTCAAGGGTGCTTGGGGTTCAGTCCAAAAGTACAATTTCCGACAATTGTGCTGATGTCGTGTTTCTGTATCAGAATTATGGGGACTTTAGTGGAGATATAGAGTATCTTTACACCGAAATCGTAAATCGGTTAAAATTCAAAGGGCTAATCAATTAATGAGCCGGAGTTTAGTGATCCGGCTTAATTTTTGTTTGGATTTGTTTTGCGATGGATTGCGTATCAGTTATTAAGGATTTAAGTTCTTCATTAGTTATATTGATATAACCTCCATCTTTTTTTCTACCATTTCTATGTGCTAATAAATTCCTATAATAGAAGTGTTTTTTCATTTTCCCATTTGTGTCGATTATAGAAACTTTAAATAATTCTTTGAGTATATCTTTTATAGTATCAATGTTACTATAAGATGTCCTCATTACATATTCTATGACCTTTTGCTCCCATTGGGCAACAAGATTGTCTTCTTTTAATTTGGTCATTTCATCTTTTTTCTTGCATGGAGGAATTGAATTGAAAAAATTATTGAAACTTTCTTCGTCTTGGATTATTTTGGTTAAAATAATGTCACAAATAAATGTATCTAATGATGTAATGATATTAATATATGACAATTTATTGATGATATTTTGTTTTTGTTCGTCCAATCCTTTGATGTTAATTACACTTTGGATTTCATCAATTCTTTGCTTAAAATCATTATATGATCCGATAAAGTCTTTTTGGAAAAAATAAGCAAATGTATGTTGTGTTGTAAAGAATGTTTTTGCGTAATATTCATTAAAAATAGATTGGGGATGCTCATTGCTAATTTCAAGGTAAGGCTCTCCTGTTTCAGTTATAGTATTGGGTTCTATAATTTCAGAATTTTCAGGAGGGAGATCGTATGATGCCCCTGCATTCTTATATGCAAAAAATGGAGTCGTTATTAAGATTCCTCCATTGACATAAATCCTTTTTCCCATATGTTTTATTCTCCTTTCTTTATTTATAGTATTCCTTCCCTCGTATATTCTTATGTTCCGGCATACGTGGTTCTCCATCAAAATGTATTTTACCTCCGCAGTGAGGACAGATGATAGTGTTGGTATCATCTTTTATATCCATATCATCAACAAAGAAATCACCAACCTTGCATCCAATAACATCTGCTATTTTCTGTAATGTTCCTACTGTTGGATTTCTACTAAGGTTTTGGGCAAGTGTAACTCTTGTTATACCCATTTTTTTTGCAACTGCTTCCATTGTGAAGCCTTTCTGCTTGATTATTGTCTTTACTTCCATGTGTGTATGATTTTAATCAGATGCAAATATAGGGGTAAAAATCGAATAAACAAATTAAATCAGCTTGCTTTGATTGAATATAGTCATTTGTATTAAAATGTATTTAGATTATAATCATACTTATGCTGTTTTTGTTAATATATGATAATAATCATACAAATAACATATTTATTTATTGTATGTATGATTCTAATCATTACATTTGCATCATCAGAAACGAAGTAATAACAAATAAAACGATATACGATCATGGCAATAAAGAAGGTTGATGAAAAGAAAACATTGAAGTATGCAGTAGCATTCTACTTCTGTACATCAGGTAAAATAAACTTCATGTTAGGCAATAAAATGTATCAGCATATAAATACTGTTTATGACCAAAGAGAAGATGGTAGAGGTTTCAATACTTGTGAAGTCGTTTATAACTACAAGGCTCAAAAGTACGAGGTTCTGAATGTAGATACAGAGATAGGCAATAAAGAGATTACAATATTATAAGTTTAACCA